TGTGGCTTTGAAAATGGCAAGAGAGAAACAAAACAAACGTATTAAATTAACCAAAAGACGAATGAAAAATAATGAGTTATTCGTTTGATAAAAATGATGATGTAGAAACACAATGGAAAAAATGGCGTGATTCTGGTCTAAAATTTGAAAACATTGATGAGAATGAATTAAGAACTCGTGTCATTGAAGAGTTGTCTTATGTTTCAAAGATGGATGTCAAAGAGTATACATTATACCAAAAATGGTGTGAGGTGCAAGAAAGGTATCCATCAATAATTGTCAATGATTTGTGGGAAGGAGAAATGTGTGTCTTACAAGATGAAGGACAAAGGCGTGCCATCGCTGAGGTCAAACATAACTTTTGGCTACCAGAATCACCAGAAGCCTATGAAGCATTAGATCCCGAACTTGTTTACACCAATAAAGATAAAGACCTGCCTGAATTGTGGAACTGTATACGCACTTTTTCTTCTACAATGAAAAACAATTCAAACATTGGTCGCAATCTAAACTTTATTGTTCGTGACAGACACACCAAAAAATATCTTGGTGTCATTTGTATTTCTTCAGACTTTTTAGACCTAACACCAAGAGATAGATACATTGGTTGGACAAAAGAATTAAAGACTCAAGGCGGTATGATTAATCACACAGCCATTGGTTCTACGATTGTACCACTTCAACCACTTGGTTTTAATTATGTTGGTGGTAAATTGTTGGCTCTTCTTTGTCTTTCAGATCCAATACAAAAACTATGGGAAAAACTCTATGGTGATAAGTTGGTATCTATTACCACCACATCACTGTATGGCAAAACGAAGGCCGATGGTCTATCCCAGTATGATAACCTAGACTACTGGCAGAAAATGGGATTCACTTCGGGTTCCGTGTCGTATGAGCCAACAAGTACCACTCGCTATATGATTCGTGAGTGGCTGAAGACTAATTATACACGCCAATATTTTGATTGGTATGTAGCGAAAAAACCATCTGGTCAGCCACATAAACGTGACCACAAAAATCGTTCATTGACCTTTGCGTATTCAAAACTCAATGTGCCGAAAGAACTGATTAAGTCCGACCATGCTCGTGGTATCTATTGGTGTCCTTTGTATGCCGAAACTATAGAATTTCTTCGTGGTGAAATTAACGGCAAAAATATGAAAAAATGCTTTGATACTTCGGTCGGACATTTAAGTAGAATCTGGAAAGAAAAACATGCGAAGCCTCGAATCAAACAGTTGGTAAAGAAAGGGCGTGTTTCAAGTGAGACTCTTTTTTATGACAATTTGGCAACATTAAGTTGGCAAGAAGCAAAAGACTTATATTTGCCACAAGTAGGGCGCTGATTACTATATACTCCCTTATATGCGGTGAGTCCGAGACAACCTATTCACCAAGTAGGCAGAGAGGTTTAACTCCTCTTAACCGCTCCACTTTTGTTGTTTTTATGCAACAAATAAGTTCAATCTAATCAATAACTTACGCAATCCTTGACAAACCACTGCGGCTTGTGTAGAATGGATATGTAAATCGTTACGGATATTGATATGTCATTTACAGCCGAACAAAAATCGCAACTTGCCAAACTGATGGCGACCGAGAATCTTACGGTACAACATCAAAAGATTCATACCGCTAAGTTTGATCCAGTCAATCGTACACTCTATCTACCAATTTGGCAAGATATGTCAGGTCACCTCTATGACCTTTTGACGGGCCATGAAGTTGGTCATGCACTTTATACTCCCGCCGACGGCTGGCACTCGGCCGCTTCTGACAAAACCAAACCTTCAAGCTACAAGAATTTTTTGAATGTAGTTGAAGATGCTCGTATTGAAAAGAAAGTGAAGCGCCGTTACCCAGGTCTTAAAACTCCATTTCAAAAAGCATACAAAGAGTTATTTGAAAAAGACTTTTTTGGTATTGGTTCCAAGAAAGTTTCTGACATGGCTTTTATTGACCGTTTAAACATTTACAGCAAATCACAATACACAGCAAACTGGATTACATTTAACGCTGAAGAAAGTGTTTTTGTGAATAAAATTCAATTGCTTGAAACATGGGAAGATGTTGTTAAATTAACTGATGAAATTTTTGCATATTCAAAAGATGAACAGTTTGAATTAAAACCAAATGACATTGAAATTAGTGAATATGGTGATGAGTATGATTCTGATGGTGATGAGTATGATTCTGATGGTGATGAGTATGATTCTGATGGTGATGACATAAAGAATGAAGATGATCCTGAACAAAAGTCCAAAAACTCCAAATCTGGTGAAGATGAAGAAGGTGATTCGGACAAAGATACCGGTGGTACTGACGGTGAGACTAAGTCGGATAAACTAAGCGAAAGTGATGAAAATGGTTACAAAATTTCTCGCCATAAAGAATCAAATGTCGCTGATAAGGACATGTTTAATCCTAAATGTGTTACCGATGAGCAGTATCGTAAAAATGAATTGGCTTTGCTTGACGAACAAAGCAAACCTTATTTGTACCTGAACATTCCTAAATTCAATATGAAACTAGGCGTGACTCCTGCTAAGCGAGTGATTGAGCAAATCAATGAATATTACTTTAAGGCTGGTTCTTTGTATGATGAAGCCATTATATCGGCCGAAGATGCTAAGAAAATGGTCAGTGATTTCAAAATCAGAAATGAGCGTTACATTGGTTTGTTAGTGAAAGAATTTGAAATGCGTAAGGCAGCCAAAGCTTTCAGTAAGTCCCGCTTGTCGGAAACAGGTGACATTGACATTAACAAATTGTCAAGCTATAAGTTTGATGATAATATTTTCCGCAAAGTGATGCTTACGCCAAAAGGTAAGAATCATGGTCTCATTCTTTTGCTTGACAAATCCGGTTCAATGGGGCAGAACATGCCAGGGTCTATTGAGCAGATTTTGATTCTCGCCACGTTTTGCCGCAAAGTGAATATTCCGTTTGTGGTATATGGTTTTTCAAATTCCTATCGTTCATTCAAGTCAGATAATAACCTGAAAGACTATTCTGGTGTTTGCATGGATAAAATTTGGTCTGCTGACGAAAATGAACTTAGTTTAAGTCCGGTACAATTGCGTGAGTACCTGAATTCTTCAATGAGCAATGTAGAATTTTCTTTGGCTACCAAGGCTCTTCTTGCTTTGAAGTCTTCGTATGATGGTTCACGCCGTTCTGCCGGTCAACCTAAGTCTGAAGAATTGACCAATACTCCACTGATTGAGGCTGTAATTGCTTCAGGTTATTTAATGAAACAGTTTCGCCAAAAGTATGGTCTAGATCTTTCAAGTTTGATTATTGTACATGACGGTGATTCTGATTCAGTAAATCGTTATCATCACACTTATGAAGTTTATAGTAACACAGAAAAGAAATACGAAAAGATTTCACGCACTTCACATTTCAGTTTATTTGATTCAAATATATGTATTCAAGACACTGCATTGAACTTTTCTCGCAAGCTTGAAAAAAGAAAAAACTATGATGAGATGTTGATTATTGTTTTGGAATGGTTTCGCCGAGTTAGCCAATCAAAAGTGTTTGGTTTCTTTTTAGCTCTAGATAATCGTGGTGCTGCGAAAAATGCTTTGTATAATCGTTATGTGTTTGAAGATGGTGAGCATTTCGACACCAAGAGATTCGGTTTTCATCGTCAATCAAATCAAAATGGTCTTAATGATATGGATATCCAACTTGATAAGATTGTAAAGAAGTTTAAGCAAGATAAGTTTGTTGCTTGTAAGCCTTTTGGTTATGATGAGTTTTACATTGTTGCTGGTGGCAATGAGTTGGTTACTGAGAATGAAGAATTAGAAATTGAAGGTAAGGCAACACCAAGTAAATTGAAAACTGCCTTTCTTAAATTGAACAAAAAGAAAGCAATCAATCGTGTTTTGGTGTCCCGTTTTATTCAGGGCATTGCCGCCTAATGTTGTTTTATTGCAACAGGGCTTGACAACAGGTCCTGCCTATTATATAATAATCGTACTGTGTGATGAGGACTTTGATTATGACTACCCGTACTGAACTTCGCCAGAAATTTCTTAACGCTCTAACAGCATTGAACAAGCCTTTAGTCTCCCGGACTGAAGTGAAAAAAATCTCTACTGAATTGGGTATAACCAGTTTACAATGGTTTACCAAACCCAACCGTGTAAGCCGTGGAATGTATAAAATGCCTGGTACTGCAGCACCAATAAGTATGGTTGCTAAAGTCCTTCCCATGATCAAACCAGTGGAAAAATCTGATAATAAAATTCAAAACGTTTCAACCGATCTGGAAGAAACAAACCTTGTGCCTACAATTTATAAAAATTATGTACCGTTTGGTAATTTTGAGGATGTGCTTTCAATTATTCAAAGCAATCGGTTCTTTCCTGTGTTTATCTCAGGTCATTCCGGTAACGGTAAGACCATGTCAGTTGAACAGGCTTGTGCTAAAGCGAAGCGCAAGTTTATTTGCATTTCGATGACACCTGAAACCGATGAAAGTGATTTGCTTGGTAATTATGTGCTCATCAATGGTAACATGGAATGGCGTGATGGTCCCGTGACCACTGCCGCTCGCCAAGGTGCTGTACTCTGTATTGATGAAATCGATTATGGTTCTCAGAACCTTTCAAGTCTTCAGCGTGTACTTGAAGGCAAACCATTCATGCTCAAGAAGAAAGGTGAATTGATTACACCTTCACCTGGTTTTACCGTGTTCGCTACGGCTAACACCAAAGGTAAAGGCTCTGATGATGGTCGATACATGTTCACCAATGTTTTGAATGAAGCGTTTCTTGAGCGTTTTCGTAACACCATGGAACAAG